TTCATTTTATTATTTAGTCATCTTGACTTACTATTCCAAAATCTTCCTTCATTCTTTCTAGTAGGAATTTTAGGCTTCTTTTTACGCTTTCTGTATCCTTTGTGTATCCCTTTTCTATATTGTATATTATTCCCGTTATCCATCCTTTGGCGTAGTATGCACCTTGCGCGCTTTTGTCTATTTTCTCATATTGTTCTGTTTTGTATGGGTACATTTCCTTTTTTCTCTTTCTGCACTCTTGTGCTTGTTCTATTACTACTATACTCTCTTGTGTTTTGCTTGTCAAGCCTTTTTCTGTGGATTTTCTATGACTTTTTTGTCATGAAATTTGTGTTATTATTATGATTATTCCTATTCCTATAATTCCTAGTCCTATGAATCCTGCAATTATATTTGCTCTTTCTTTGGCTTCTTCTTCTTTTCGTCTGTTGAGCATGTTTATAAGAGATTCATCATTAAACTTCTTGAATTGTTTTCCTGTTTCTACTAGTCTTCCCCATTCTTCTTTGGTGATGTTTATTTTTTCTTCTTTTTCATTGTTCATTTTCTTTCTCCTTCTAAGGAATTTCCTCTATCATACTCTCTTTGTGTTCTAGTGTCAAGTCTTTTTTCTATAGAAGTTTTCTATATCTTTCTGTTTTGTTATAGGTTTCTCCTATAGGTTAGGGAGGGTAGAGATAGAATAGTTGTTCTATGACTTCCCTGTCAGGTATAGGTGTGGTCTATACCCTTATAGAAAAGTGTAATACCTAGACTCTTGACAGGGGTTGTAGAAGAGAGTATGATTGTGTTGTCGTAAAAGTTTGATTTTGTAAAAATTTAGGAGGATTTTTGTTATGAATTATCAATATGTTAATAGGACTGTTTTTGTAGAAAAGACATATAAGGATTTGCAATTAAGGATTTCTGAACAGGAAGCAAAGGAAATTTTCAATTTTTTGAGTGTTTCTGGTTTTCTTTCTAACTCTTTACCTACTTTACATGAAATCATTAAAGGTTATTTAGATTTTGTTTCTGGAGAGGATTATCCTATAATTAAGGGTGTGGATAATTAAAGAGTTTTTAGAATTTAGGAGGATTTTATTATGAATAATAGATTGACAGATGAACAGGTAGCAAATTGGAGAAAAGTATTGTTGGTAAGATTTGGTGCTTATGCGAATTTCATGTCAAGAGAGGAAATTCAAAGATATAAGGATAATTTGCAAAATATGATTGATGTAGAGGAAGCTAAGTAAAGAAAAAAATAAAGTTATGGGAGGATTAAGATGAATAACAGTAAGAATTGTCCTATAAGTTTTTGTGAGACTATGATTTTGTCTCGTAGGATTATGTGTGCATATCATTGGAAGTTTGTAGAACGTGCAGATCAAATGGATATTTATAGTGGAATTTTGACTATAATTCCTAGAGTTATAAATGATGTTGAAACTATGTTTATGCCTAGAAATTTGCAGGAACAAGGGAGACTAGTATAGAAGATTTATAATGAATTTTTCTCTTTTGTTGTGTATTTTTGGATTACATAAAACAGTTTTTTATCAATCTAGGGATTTGGACTCTGTATATGGATATTTTGATAATTATGGAGAACAATGTGTAAGATGTAGATTTATAGAAATAATTAAATCTGTTCCTTTTAGGAAGCAAGTTTTTTAGGGGGTTATTATAAATATATGTATTGTATTTATTGCAGAAAGTGGTCAATCTTTATACCGATTGGTCTTTATGAAAGATGTTATAAGTGTTTTGCAGTTGTAGGAGTTTTGACTAAGTAATTTTTTGGAGGATTCCTTATGGTTAGTAATTATGAAAATATGCGTTTGGCGTATATGAATGATAATGAGTTAACTGAGGAAGATAAAGATAAAAGAGAGGGATTAAGAATAGAGAGTGAGATTTTACAAGAAGAAGAAAGAGAAGGAACAAAATTAACAGAAGAGGAAAGACAAGAAAGGATATTAGCTGCTAAGAGAAAATATGCACAGTCTGAAAATGGAAAGCAAAATAGGTCTGAATGGCGAAAATCAGATAAAGGTAAATTATATAAGATGCGAGAAAGGGAAAGAAAAAAGGGACTGTCAGATACAGGTAAATTGCATAAGATGCAAATTGTAGAAAGAAAGAAGAGATTATTGGATGTTGCTAATAGTATTAAAAATGGTGTCATTGTAGGTTTTGATAGGTGTTGTGGGGAAAATTCTTGTGAAGATTGTTGGGGAACGGGATATAAGAAAGTGAGTTAATAAATGGCTCCTAAATGGGAAAAAGAAAGGCGCGAAAGAGTCAAAAACTCAATTAGAAAAATTATTAATTCTAATGGTGGTTTTGATTATCACTCTGTCCAATTTACTATTAGAGAATTAAGAGGGTGGGCAAATAATAGAAGAATCCATAATTTGGATGGGGATTTATTAGATTTAGCTGCTGAACAATTAGATATTCTAATTATGAAATATGAGGACTTAAAAACTGTTATAAGGACTAATGGTAAAGGTTGGACTAATGAGGAAATGATGAAAATAAATGAAAAGTTGAAAGGAATTTGATATGGAACATATTGCAGTAAAACACGAAAATTGTAATATATATGCTTGTGGTGTTTGTGATGGTGGTTTATTTATTTGTAAAAATTGTGGTTTATTGGAGGGTTCTTTAACAACTGATTGTCCTAATATTACCATTTCTGAATTTAACAGCGATTTAATTTATAATGGTTTTTTGGATTTTAAGGATAGGGATTGGATAATAGGAGGAAAAAATCCTTTTAATAAACAAAGGGATAAATGGGGGGAGCGGGGGGAATTTCATGATATGTCCTCATTGTGATAACCAAGTAGTTATTTTAGGTTTTCTTATTATTTGTAGTTATTGTAGAAAGGCATGGCTTCATTATGAATATGAAATGGATTGGGAAAGGCGAATAGAAATTGAAAATTTGCAAGGGGTATAGATATAGACCTAACCTATACCCTTATAGAAAACTCTGATAGCTAGGGGGATTGACAGGGGGTTAGGGGTAGTGTATGATGACTGTGCTTTAGAGACGATTTGAGAAAAATAAGAATTAGAAACAATAGAAATTAAGAGTAGACAAAATGATTCAGCTAGGCTCCCTAAAACTTCCGGTAAATTCTTTTGCTTTTGAATATTGGCATATAGTCAATTATGGGCGTTCCGGTTCTGGAAAGTCTCAATTTCTTTCATCCTCTGCTGATTGTGTTTTTACTAATCCTTCTCTTATTTTGGATTTTGAACGTGGGCAGCAATCTTCTTTGTTACGTTCTCCTGGTTCTATTTCTGTAGTTTATATGCCTGAATTTATGCATATAAATAATTATTCTGATGTTTCTTCTGCTACTCGTGCTATCATTACTAAGCTTTTAGATTCTTCTGATTTACCTTTTAAATTTATTGGGATTGATTCTATATCCGAATTTGCTAGACAATATCTGAATAAATTAAAGGGAAGTAAACCTAAAGCTACTTGGGATGAACATGGACAGGTTTTAGATTTTCTTTCTACTTTGTTTCGTGATTTGAATTCCTTACCTATTCATTTGGGGATAAATGCTAAAGAGAGGAGATTTGGACAATTTGATGATGATGGAAACGCAGTATCTCGTACGATTCTTCGTCCCTTTCTGACGGAAAATGCTTCCGTTGACATGGTTGGAGTTTTTGATTTAGTTTTACATTTTGAAGGTGATATTGAGTATAGTCAGGGAAAGAAAAGTTATAAAAACTGGGTTACAACACAGATTACAGAAGCAGCAGAAGGAAAAGATAGGAGTGGACAACTTCCAATAGTTTTGGAAATGCCCACAATGGATAAAGTTTTTAGTTATCTAAGAAAGGTGAGTGTAAATGGACACGAACAAGAACAAAAATTAGAAACTACACGCAAATAAATCAGGCATAAAAATAAAAAGGAGTTAAATAAAAATGCCTAAGATCAGTTTGAATCTTTCTTCTGGTGTCCGTGAGCTTCCTAATGAGGGTTGGAATCTCGTTAATGTAGAAAAGTCTGAATTTCGTACTGGTAGGGGTGCTACTAAGGAGACTACAACTCTTTATACGGAATCTATTGTTGTTGGTTCAGATAATATTAAGCTTTTCAATGAACAGGCTATGGGTGAGGAGTCAGCATTTTATGTTGCTGCTATGCTAGAGGCTTTTGGTCATGATTTTCCAGAAGATGATGAGGAGCGTAAGATTGCTCTTGCAAATGTGGAAATTGATGACCGTGAGTTTTCTGGAAAGCAGGTTTGTGCTAAGGTAGAAATTACGGAGTATGCAGGAAAGCCTAGAGCAAATATTGTTGCTTGGGCGAGACCTGGTACTGTGGATATTGTAAATAATGCGGTGGCAGCGTAACTTTTAGATAATTTTTTCCTTCTGCTGTAATTAACAATTTTTTCCTGAAGGCGGATACGTAGAGGTATATAGTCTGTAAGGTCGCTCCTTAACAGAGTCGTACAACCCTCGAATATATGACGAAGCCTAGGGAATAAGAATAGTTTTGAGGTGGCAGTAATACTAAGACGAGAATTATCCGGCAAATTTTCTAAGTGTCTGCCTTAATTAGTAACCACTGTAAAGTGTTACAGCCTCTAAGATTTATAATTTATATTAAAAGGGGTATATTATGAAGACTAAGAATAAGTTTAGTGGAAGCATAACTCTAATGCTTATAAGCGTCCAGGAAGTTTAAAGAAGTAATCTATTTTTATTTTACGTCTGCGATTTCTATTATAGATGAAAAATTCTTGGGGACGCCTGAGATTTAGTAAGTATAATAGAGGTAGATTGGAGAAGTAATATGTGATATATAGTGGGAACTTAATTTATGTTACGTTATGTTAAGGTACATTACGTTAAGTTATTTTCCTTGTTTATATGCCCTCTAAACAGTTTTTATTGTAGATTTTTATCTTTGTTTTGTTTAGGGGGATTCTAAAGGGGGAAAGTAAAATGATTAAATTATTTGTAGGAGGTAGATGTGAATTTTAACGAATATCAAATGAAAGCACACGAAACTGCTATTTATCCTGAACAAAATGCCCTTCCTTATGTGGGTTTAGGCGTAGGGAATGAGGCCGGCGAATTACAGGGACTTTTTAAGAAATCTTTAAGAGGAGATTTTGATAAGGATTTTGACGGGGCTTTTGTGACTGCTGTTTCTAAAGAAATTGGAGATGTTCTTTGGTATTTGGCAGAGATTTGTACTGTAATGGGTTTGAATTTGAATGAGGTTGCGGTAAGTAATTTATTAAAGTTAGCAGATAGAAAAGAAAGAGATGTTTTAAAGGGAAGTGGGGATGACAGATAATGAAGAAGTGTAATAGTTGTGGATTATGGATAAAGAGAGTTTAAGTCCTAGACAATTATTTGTTTTAGAGTTTGCTTATTCAGGAACGGAAATTCCTGTAGGTTATGAAGGTGAGATTTCATTTTTGAAATCCGAGGACTTAATTTTTTTCTCTGATGGTTTTTGGTCTACGACTAAAAAAGGTTCTGAATTAGTAAATACGCCTCTGTAACTCAATTGGCAGAGTGTCTGACTTTTAATCAGAAGGTTGTGGGTTCGAGTCCCACCGGAGGCACTTTTTTATTACTCATAAGGAGTTTATATGAGTTGGCGAATTGTTTCTATTTTCTCTTGGGTAGTTGTACTTTTACTTTTGGTTAGTCAAGTAGCTTTTGCTTCTGCTCATACTGCGGCTTTAGACGGTTTGATAGAGTTATTCAATGCAAATATTGAGGGATTCTCTGTATATCTAGAGGAGCTATAAAATTTATTCTTGCCCTTATAGCTCAATGGATAGAGCAACTGACTTCTAATCAGTAGGCTTCGGGTTCGAGTCCCGATAAGGGCGCTTTTTATAATTTATTTGGGGATGGTCTAATTGGTATGACGCCTGATTTTGGCTCAGGAAATTGAAGGTTCGAGTCCTTCTCCCCAAACCAAATAAGAGGAGTTTTTATGGATTTATTTTGGATGTTATTATCTTATTCTTTAATTATTATTATGGGTTTTATTGGTTATTGGGCCTACAAAGAAGAAAAGAAAATAAAGAAGAGATTTGAGATAGAGAATAAGGATAGATTATGATTAATTATATTAAGAGAGTAAGAGCTGAAGAAAAGGAAATGCAATCTAATTTTCCTGCTACTTTTAATAGATTAGTTAAGTTTGCTGTAATTACACAAATTTATGCTTTGGTGATAGGACTTCTTGTTGGTTTTATTCTTTTCCATCCTGGCGTACCAAATTGGTTATTGGGCTTGTTTGGTTTTATTCTTTGGGGTTAGTTTTAAATGCCCCGTTGGTGGAATAGGTATACACAGTTGACTTAAAATCAACCGCTTTATAGCATATAGGTTCAAATCCTATACGGGGCACCATTATTTTTTTTGTGAGGATTTATGTTAATTTTAACTGCTAGGGAGAGGGAGGTAGTGGGTTTATTAGCTAAAGGTTATAAATATAGGGAAATTGCTTCCAAGGTTTTTCTTTCTCCCTACACCATAAACAAATTTATATTCTCTGTTATGCAGAAGAATAATTGTAGAAATAATGTTGACCTAGCTGTTAGATTTGCTTTAGAGAATTTTAATTCTTTGGATGTTTTAAGTGTTAACGAGTCTCATTTGATATCTGGGACTAAAAATGATTTGGAAAAGGTGTTTTAATGTCTTCTGTTTCTTTACTTTACCCTTTAATCCCTGCTGTTCCAGATGATTTAATTGAACCTAATTTTGATGAAAACTCTCTTCAAGTTTTGGAGAAAAGATATTTTAAGGTTAGATTGTTTGTAGATGGTGAGAGAAAAGAAAACCTAAAAGAGTTTATTTGGCGTGTTGCCTATGATATAGCCTTGGCAGAATTAAATTATGGTGGAGATTTAAGTGTTGTAGATTATTGGGCACGTAAATTTTATAATGTTATGGCTCTTCGTCAATTTCTTCCTAACTCTCCTACCCTATTTAATGCAGGACTAAATAATGGATTGAATTATATGGCCTGTTTTGTTCTTCCTGTTGGAGACAGTATTGAAGACATTGGTGAAGCAGTTAAAAATCAAATGTTAGTGCAGAAAGCTGGTGGAGGGACAGGATTTTCTTTTTCTAATTTAAGGCAAAAAGGTGCTATTGTTGGTTCTACACAAGGAATTGCAAGTGGACCTGTTTCTTTTATGAAAATTTTTAATGAGGCTACTGAGCAAATAAAACAAGGTTCCACTAGGCGTGGAGCTAATATGGCTATTCTTAATGTTCATCATCCAGATATCGAAGAATTTATTGAATTAAAATCAGATTTATCCCAAATGCAAAATTTCAATATCTCTGTTGGGATTACAAATGAGTTTATGTATGCTTTAGAGCACAATGGAGTTTATGAGTTAAGGAATGTTGTTTCTGGAAAAACAGTGAGATTTGTGGAAGCTAAAGAGATATGGAATAAATTAATAAAAAATGCCTGGATAACTGGAGACCCTGGAGTTGTATTTTTAGATAGAATTCAAGATGAAATGACTCCATTTTTGGGAAAAGTGGACGGAACAAATCCATGCGCAGAGCAGCCTTTAAGAAGTTTTGAGGCTTGCACTCTGGGCTCTATCAACTTGGGTGCTTTTTTTATAGACTCTGATAAGGGTTCTAATTTTGATTATTCTTCTTTTGAAGATTGTATATCTATTGCATCTAGATTTTTAGATAATGTTATTGATAGAACTCCTTATCCATTAAAAGAGATAGAAGAGTCAGCAGAGAATACTAGAAGAACTGGATTAGGAGTTATGGGGTATGCAGATTTATTAGCTAAAATGAAGATTATTTATGGAAGCGTAGAGGCTTTTGAGTTAACTGAAGATATGGGGTTAGATTTTAAGGATTATTCTAATAGAGCGCAGGAAATTTTAGTTAGAGAACGTGGAGCTTACCCTGCGGCATATAATTTAAAAGAAGAGGAAAGAGTTAATAGAAATTTAGGGGCTACAACTATTGCCCCTACAGGAACAATTTCTATTATTGCGAGCTGTTCTTCGGGGATAGAGCCATATTATTCTTTAGTTACTAAACGAATTACGTCCGATGGAATGGAGTTTAAGCAGGTTGCAGGGGAATTAGAAGAATTATTAACTGAGGAACAAAAGCAAGAGGTTCTAGGTAAAGGATTTTGTGCAGAATTTCCTTGGTATATTTCCTCTGATAAAATTTCTCTTGAATCTCATGTAAAAACTCAGGCTATCTGGCAAAAGTATATAGGAAATGCGGTATCAAAGACAATTAATTTAGAAAACAAGGCTAGAGTTGAGGATGTAGAAAAAGCATATTTATTAGCTTGGGAGTTAGGATGTAAAGGAATTACAATTTATAGAGATGGGTCTAGAGAAGGGCAAATTTTAACTAAGTTTTCCCCTTCTTCCCCTTCCTCTTCTATTTCTAACATTCTTTCTTCTCTTGTTCATCCTCTAGTCTCTCCAGGGGATACATACAAATTAGATACAAGTTATGGAGAATGTTATATAACAGTCAATATTTATGAGGAAAAGAATAGTTTAGGGGTAGTTAGAAAGGTTCCTTTTGGAGTTTTCATCAATATTGGTAAATCAGGCTCAGATATTTATTGTTGGGCTGAAGCATTGGGTAGAGTTATTTCTAAGTTTCTACAAGTTAGAGGAGAAAATGGAGAAAGAGCAGATTTAAGAATAGTAATTGATCAATTAAAGGATATAAGAGATAAACCCATCTGGGTTAATGGCTCTTCTATTTCGTCTATTCCTGATGGTGTTGCTAAAGTTTTGTCTAATTATTTGGAAGAGCCTATTTTATCTGTTATTTCTTCTATGTGTCCTGAATGTGAAAGTGGTTTGGTTAGGGAAGAAGGCTGTAGTAAATGTTATAATTGTGGATATTCGGAGTGTTAGGAGGATTTGATGGCTTATTTTGACAATGTAGAGATTATTACTTCTAGTGAAGTTTTTAGTTTTGCTTTATATAATAAGGCTACTGAAGAGGAAGTTGTAATCCAAGTCCCTATTATTTTAGCTAAAGTTTTATCTATAGCTGCGCGTAAAGCTGTTAAAAATATAGAAATTGATAAGGGTTTAGTGGAACTTCCTGAATATATTTTTAGAAATTTAGAAGTTGCACCTGAGGATTGGTAGTTATGTATGAAGAAAGGATAGAAGAGAAAGAAATAAAAGATAAAGGGATAGCAGGATGGATTGTGCAGGAGCAAAATAAGTTAAGAGTTTTGAATTATGTAAATGGTCTTTCTGGAAGAAAGAAAGATATTAATTTTAGTACGGCTTCTGGAATTTTAGCTATGGGAATAGGTAGTTTTACTACCTACTTAACTTCTTTAATTCTTGAGAGTTTTATTAAGAGGAGAAAATATTATAAGTTTGGTGGCGGTTTGTCTAAGGGTATGAATTATTATTATGAAGTTACTGAAAAGGGAAAGGATAAGTTAAAGGAATTGCAAAATGTCTAAAATTAAAGAAGTGTCGGTTATAATTCCGACACTAGACGAATCGGAAAATATCTACCCCCTTTTATCTAGTCTTACTGCTTTTCTGCATATTTGTAACATTCCCTGGGAGGTTATTTTTGCTGATGATACATCAGATGATAGTGTTAGAATAAGAGCTTTAGGTTTTGGGGATGGAAATGAAAATATTAGATGTGTGTCTTGTGAAAATAAAGGTTTAGGTGCTGCTGTTCGTTATGCTTCAGAATTTGCTAATTTTCCTGATATTTTAGTTATGGATGCTGATTTATCTCATTCTCCTATCTATACTATTGCTTTACTTCGTTCTTATTTTTATTCTGATTATCGTCTAGTTGTCGGTTCTCGTTATGTAAAAGGTGGAGGAATTATAGGATGGCCTTTTTCTCGCCGTATAATTTCCTCTATTTCTAATTTTCTTTCTTACCCTATTACTGGACTTAAGGATTCAATGAGTGGATTTTTTGTTACAGAAAGAGAATTACTTTTGAAAACTAAGGAAAATGGATATAAAATAATGATGGAAATTGCTTCTACTCTTCCCGATTCGGATAAATATGAAGTTCCTATAACATTTAAAGATAGAGAAAGAGGAAAAAGTAAAGCAACCTGGAGAGAAGGATATAGATTTGCTAGAGAATTAGTTAGACTTTATAGGGAAGGATTTGGAATATAAAAATGGGTTTTCTTCGTAAATCTTTTGATTCCAGGGAACAAGAAAGAAATGTGCAGTCAGGAAAGTATATTCCTGCTTCTAATATTTTTCAGTGTCCTACTCTTTTCTGGATGAAGAATAATAATGTTCTCTCTACAGGAGAAATAGGAATAGAAACAGAAGGATTTGGACTTAGAGCTACTGTAGGAGAAGTTTTTGAGAGATGGGTAGAATTTGAATTATTGCCTAAAATTCCAGGTATATCTATAATTCCTAGCTCTTCTCAACTTTTCGTTAATTTTGATTTACCTTATATATGGAAAAGAGGAAGACTAGATTTATTAGTAGAGTGGAATGAGAAACCTTATGTTTTGGATGTGAAGGCTGTATCTGATTGGAGATTTAATAACTTTGTAAATAATGGTTTTAAAGACGGAAATGAAAAAGCTGCATATGCTCAAATGCAGGTTTATTTATCTTCTAAGCATCTTCACTCTATTTTATCCCCGCATGAATTAGCAGGAGCTATTTTAGTTTATGTTAATACCAATAATAATGAGTGGATAGATGAGTTAGTCTTAGAGGATAAGGATTTTTTGGGTAGAGATATTGGGGATTATGCTAAATGGTTGGTTGAGGAAGTTTGTAAAGAGGATAATCCTCCCGACTGTGGGAATAATTTAGATGGATTTCCCTGTATGTTTTGTCCAGTTAACTATTTGAGAAGGGATTTTAGTAAATTAAATGAGGGACTGTTAGATATTGGGAATTTAGGGGAAGAGGGAAGGGAAATTTTAGGTATTTTAATGGAATATGCAGAGACTAACGGAAAGAGAAAAGAATTTGAGCGAAGAGAAGAGGAAGCTAAAGGGAAGTTACAGGGATTTCTTTTAAAGTATAAGACTAGGGGTTTTCTCGCTTCTTTAGATAGCGCGACTTTATCAGTTTCTTCGTCTGTTTTTCCTAAAAATAATTTTGATTTTAATAAATTTAAGTTAGAAGAGAATGAAGTTTACAGGAAATATATAAGCAAGCAAGATGTGTTACGGATTAATCCTCCGAAAGTTTATTAGGAGTTTTTATTATGGATTTATCTTTAGGTTCTAACTATGCTGTTCAGCAGGTATTTGGGGGAGTTTTAGACCCTTATGCTCTTCCAGAAAAATTGTATACTTTCCACTCTATGCCTGTAAATTTACTTCCCGTTGATGGTTTATTATTTTCTTCTGAAGAATGGGTTGTTATGCCTGAAGATAGTTGGGGATTTGTGCAAATTAGATCTACATTTGCCAGATTAGGTTTAATATGTCCTCCTACAATTGTCGATCCTGGGTTTAAAGGAAATATTACTTTAGAAATAATGAATAATAGTTATAATACTATTCATTTACGTGAGGGAGATAGAGTTTGTAGTTTAATTTTGGTTCCTGTTTATTCTTCTTTCCCTCCTGAAATTTATAATGGTCGTTATCAGAATCAAAAGGGAGTTACTCCTCCTAAGAGTTTGGTTAAGGAAATTTCTTGATTATGGAACTTTTAACTTTACGTCCTACTTTGAGGGATTTTTCTTCTGAATGTGAAAGAGTTTTAAGGGAAAATGATTATAAGGGTGGTTGGGCTGGTGCTCCGGAAGGATTTCTAATAGAAGGTATAAGGGATAATGTTTGGAATTTAGAGGATAATGAAATTACAATAGAGAATTTCTTAAAGAGTTGTTTGGATATAGCAAATTATGCTATGATGCTTTGGGATAATAATAGGGAAAATAAGATAATAGAGGCAGAAAAGTAAAGTGGAAAAACTTCCTGGTGCAAAGTGCGATTCTTGTCCTTTAAAGTCTCAGAAATTGGTTCCTCCATATTCTGAGTCTTGCGGTTCTGGCTTGCCTTCTAGTCCCGTTGATATTGATATTCTTTTTGTTGGAGAATCTCCTGGGTATAATGAGGTAAATAAAGGAATTCCTTTTGTTGGGGATTCTGGACAGTTACTGCATGGGGCAGAAGAAATAGCAAGTATAAATAGAAATAAGATAGCTTACACAAATGCTGTTCCTTGTGAACCTAATGGAAATGATTATGATTACGAAACTGCAAGTAATTTGTGTAGAGACCGTTTGATAAAAGAAGTTAATTCTTTTTCTCCTCGTGTCGTTGTTGCTTTGGGCGCGGAGGCTTTGCACGCTGTTACTAATAACTCTAAACTTCAAATAACTAAAGTTAAGGGGGAGCTACTTCAATCTCCTTATTTTACTCAGCCTTTGCTTCCTCTTTTGCATCCATCTTTTATTATGCGTCAAGCATTTAATGAATTTATTGGATTCGCTAGGACTTTGATTGCTTTGAAGCAGAATTATTTAGATGATAGGTTTGGAGATAATATTCCTCCTATCCATTCTGCATTTACTGATATTGATGCTTATAACTTACTTTCCTCTTTAACCCCTGGAAAAATTTGGTGTGATATTGAGACTGACTCTCTAACTGCTTATCCTGGAAATATAATTTCTATTTCTATTTGTGATGAGAATGATTTTATTATTTCCTTGGATTGGACTGTTCTTTCTGAGGAAACTCTCTTTCTTCTAGCTTCTATCTTGAGGGATAATCCTTCTGTTTGGCATAATGGGATTGCATTTGATGTTATATTTTTGAATAAGGAATTAGGAAAGGTTTTTCTTGGATTCCAGGTAAGTATTTCTGATGATACTCTCTTAAAACATTATTCTACTGATGAATCTACAATAGGTTCTGGTGGACAAGAAGGAGAAGGATACGCTGCAACGGGTGGCTCTCATTCCTTAAAAGAAATTGCAACTTCTACTTTCTTTATTCCTAACTGGGAAGAGGAAGTTTTACCTTATACATATGTAGGGAGAAGCAAAAAAAAGAGGGATTATACTAAAATTCCAAAGGATAAATTACTTCTTTATAATGGTTATGATTCTTACTATACTAAGTTAATTGATGAATATATGGAGAAAAATTTGTGGGAGGAACCCGATAAAAAGTTATATGAAACTGTTTTAATGCCTGTAGGTAGGAGATTTGTTAAGAGTCAGATGCGCGGAGTTTATATTGATGTAAGAAGGCTTTTAGAAGTCAATAATATTTTAAAGGAGCAGATAGAGTATACAGAAGAGAAAGCCTCTAAACTAACTCGAAATTATGTACAATTGGGTTCTACCCAACAGGTACAGAAAATTTTATTTGGAAATAAAATTGATGGAGGCTTTGGACTTACGCGTCCAGTAGGTAGTGCTGGACTTGATAAGGCTGTAACCTTAAATATATTGAATGGGTTAGTTGCTAGACTCGGAAAAGATGTTGAAAATGAGGTTGGGGAGGTTTATATAGATAAGATTAAGGATGAAAATGTTTCTGGAAGAGCAGATATTCCAGAGGAAATAATGGGACAGTTTCCTAGAGAATTACAAATGCTCCGCTACCTACTAGATTATCGCTCCTTAACAAAACTCCAGAATACTTATGTCAAGGGATTAGTTGACGATATTTATAGGGAAGATTCTTGTATCCATCCTTCTATCTCTCTAGCTGCTACGGTTACAGGAAGAGGTGCAGCAAGAAATCCTAGTATTATGAATATTGTTCATAATCTTTTGATTCGATCTTTTTTCAAAGCACGTCCTGGATATGTTTTAGTTGAAAAAGACCAAGCGCAATTTGAATTAAGAATTTATGCTTGTGTAACAAATGACCAAAATATGATAGAAATTTTCAGAGCTGGAAGGGATTTACACCATGAAAATTCTATTGTATTGTTCGGAGATAGGTATTTAAAGGTTAGAGAAGGAATGGAATTAGGTATAAAAGAGGATGAAGAAATTTATACTCTTTTCAGAAAGAGGGCTAAGTATACTGTTTTTGGAAGATTATATAATAGAACTGCTTATGCTGTAGCTTTGGAGCATAATGTTACTTTAAATGAAGCTCAAAGATGGTTAAATGAATTAGATAAACAATACCCCGAAGCTAAAGGATACTCTAAGAGGCAGTTGGAAAAAATAATTAATAATGGAGAGATAGAGACTGTTTTAGGAAGGAGAAGGCGCTTTCCTATAGTTACAGATTATAATATAAGCCGTTTGGAAAATCAAGGCTGTAATTTTGAAATACAATCATTAGCCAGTGACCTTAACCTTTTATCCATTGTAGACCTTGAGCCTTTAGAGGAAAAATACGGTTTTCATTGTATGTTTCCTGTTCATGACTCAATAATGTTTGAGGTTCCAGAAGATAGTTTTGATAATTGTATGAAGGTTATTGATGAAGTTATGGTAGGTACTGGGGAGAAATATCTAGGGAAGGAATTTGCTAAAGTTCCTTTCAAAGTGGATACTAAGGTTGGGGATAATTGGGGAAATATGTTTAGTAAGTCTAAACAAATTGAGGAATTTTTAGTTAGCAGAGGGATTCATTAATTTTTAGGAGGTTTTTTATGTCCGATTTTCCTTCCGATGGTCTTTTGGATAAGCCTTATTTTTCCTTCACTCCTCTTTTAGATATGCGCCCAGAGGGAATTGATGCTAGATTTTTGCATGATGAAAGAACTTTAGGTTTATTTATAAACCTTAATATCCTTTCCTATGAGCTAGGTTATGTACAAAAAAGAATTCAATATATGGTAAGTGCTAATGTAAATATTGAAGATCCAATTAAGAGACAAGATGTTTACAAAGCACATAGAAATGATGCTAAATTAGAGTTTTCTGATTTAATTATTCAAGTTAAATCTTTCTGTGAGCGTATGGGATGGGATTTCAAGGAATTAGAAAAATTAGGATTAGAAAGATATAGGGAAAGAATGGAAGAGTTAGCTCAAGGGAAAATATAAGGAGAATTTAGGTGGAAGAAAAATTGAAGTTGAAAAGATTTTTATTACTCCTTGGTTTTGTTGGAGTTTTATTTTCTCTAGTTATTAGTTTTTTCATTTATGCCTATGCTTCTCCAAATAATTCATATTTGAACAATTATGTTTATGTAGGTTCTTGGGAGTGGTATATTGACGAAGGGGATTCTGAGGGTTATTGGGCTGCTCCCATTTTTGATTCAGTTTTAGGTATTTTGGATTTGCGTTCCATTACTGATATGGGACAAAAGGGAAGATTTGAAGGAGACTCTATTTGTTGTGGGGTTTTTGTTTATGATAGACCTATACTGAGTTCTGATTTAGGTTTAGATTTAGAGTTAATTTTTCAAGGAGGATTTGTAAATCCTGATATAAAGGATGTGTTGATAACTAAATTAGATTTTGTAGATTCTTTTTCCCCTTTTTCTTCTACTTTTGAAGATATGTTATGGGAAATTTTTACTGTTCATTCAGATTCTACTGGGTTAACTGGACCTAAACCTATAATTCCTGAGAGAGATTTAGGCTTAAGATTATATTTATACGGAATTTCAGTGGATGGACGAGCAATAAAGGAAAAGATAATAGTACCTGAAGTTTCTGAGGAGTGGCAATATATTGTAAAAGGGATACAGGAAGATTATAGAGAATTAAGAGAGTCTCTAACAAATGAAAAGTTAGGGATGTGGTTAAGCTTACAGAGCGATAAATATAATATTGGTAATTATGAAAGTTTTAAACCTGAAGAGTTTAGAGATGATGGTATAGTTTCAGTAGAGCCTAAAACTACAATCCAAGATGATTTTAATAGAGGAGATGGTTCTTTAAATAATTCAGAAGCTACAATAGACTCTGTGGGACAAGGATGGACATGGAGTGTATTAGTTGCTTCAATAAATATTTCTAGTAATATAGTCGTGGGTGTTTCTGCGGGTGTGGATACAGTTGCTAGGGCTGAAGAGGCTTTATCTAGTGCAGACCATTTTTCCCAAGTCGATATTGTAAGTATGGGAGCTTCTTCTTTAGTTAATGGTCCTGGAGTAAGAATTCACGAATCAGATATTACTTTATATTCGGCTTGGAGTAGACCGAATACTTCTGTTTCACATAGATTTGAAAAATTTGTTACTGGGACTAGGAGTGAGCTTACAGGAGCTAATGAAAGCCCTGCTCCTACTTTTCCAGGAGAAGCTAAATTTGATATAGAAGGTACTACACTAACTTATTTCTATGAAGACGTACAAAAAATACAGATTACAGATAGTTCTATTTCTGGTAATTTGTATACTGGACTTACTTTAAGAGGTTCTGCTACATCCTCAGATAATTTTATGGCTTCAGATGGTTTAGACCCTACACCTACGCCTACACCTACTGCAACTCCGACAAATACTCCAACTCCTACACCTACAGCTACACCTATAGGTGGTGGCGGAGGTGAGCCTACAGAAATATCTCCTTTAGTAGGATTATTTCTATTGACTATATTTTCTTCTATATTGGCCGGATTAAGATTAGATTGGGCTGGAGACGATTTATTTAAATGGGGAGCAGCATCTAAATGGTTCGGTATAAGTGTAATTTTTGGTCTAGGAATAGAAACGGATATTAATTTTGTTTACTCTTTAGCGTCAGTAGCTATAGCTTTCGCATTTATACTACCTTGGGCATACAGACGAGTTAGAAGATGGAGAAATCAGGAATAGAAAATGGAGAAATTAGGAATAAAAGATATGAGGAGATTAGGGATAGGGGATAGGAATAAAAAAGTGAAACTAAAAAATAAATAACAATAAAAAAAACTGATAAGAAGGATAAAGGGGAAGAAAAAAATGGATTTAGGTTTAGCTATAATCGTAGGAGCTTTTACAGGTTTAGCAGTTTTTCTTAGAAATGAAACTGTAGGAATTTTGTTCTCCTTTGCAGCAGGAGTAGTTTGGTTGGCTACAGTTTTTATAGTAATTTCTGATTTTCCTATTTTTGGCTTGTCTTGTCTTTTCCCTGGATTTGGATTTTTACTTCCTGGATTTAATGCTATTAAGGAATGGAGGAATAAGGAGGGATAGAAATTAGAATCAAAGATAGATAGTATGAACGGTTATTGGAGAAAAAGGGTATAGACTTTTTCGGAGGGTATTGACAATCAGGACGGGATAAGGTAAACTAGTCATGAGGGAGTCTAAGTGTTTAGATATTTAATTTTTATATCTTTATTATTTTTTGGTTGTACACCTATTGAGGCTGAAGAAGAAATAGACTATTGGAATAAAGCTAATGAGAATTGGGAAGTAGCTTTAGCATTTGAAAATTTAGTTTTTGATACGGAGATTGTTGACACTTTTACTTTAGATGAAGAATTGTATTTTGTTGAGAAGCAAGGATATATTTGGAAAGAAGATGGAGAACTAGTTTTTGACCTTAGAAATAAAATAGAAGAGCCGGAATATCATCACGAAAATGGGTTACAAAGTGTAGAGGTTACAGAGGATGCAAAGGGGTTTTTCTTATCCTATACGGAAGTTGGGGGATCTGTAACAGTAAGTTATTTTGATTTTTGGGATGTTGAGAGTGAAGAGTATATTTTAAGGGTAGAGCGTGATGGGGATGTTCATGCAGGCGGAGGGTTAATTTTAGATAATGACATACTTTTTGCTAGTTTTGGGGATGGATATTTTTGTACTTTAGGATTAGAAGATTGTACCTGGGCACAAGATAACAGTAATTATAGGGGTACAGTTTCAAGGATTGATTTGGTTTCTGGTTCGGTAGATATTTTAGGTTATGGTTTTCGGCATCCTTGGAGATTTGAGAAAATTGGAAAAAAGTTAGTTGTTTTTGATACAGGCCAAACTAGTTGGGAAGAAATCAATATAATTGATTTAGATGAAGAATTAGGAAATTATGGTTGGCCCTACTATGAGGGGAATGAGTTTAGTGCTGAATTTACGGGTGTAGAAGGATTTTTAGGTTTTGAGCCTGAACTTCAAAATTATACTCCTCCTAATTACTTTTATCCAATCTACGATAAAGGTAACTGTGCAATAATAGGTGGACCTTATAAAGAAGGAATTGGGGAAAAAGATGGAAGTATCTATTTTGGGGATTTTTGTAGTGGGAGAATTTGGAAGTATAATTTAGAGAGTATACCGGAACTTATTTTAGAGAATAAACTCTCTTATTTGACTCATTTATTTTTTATTGAAGATTCTTTATTTGTAAGTGCAAGTATTGGAAATGGGAGGTACGGAATATATGAGGTAGTTAGGGATTAGAGGAAAGGAAATCATAAAGGTGGATAAAACAAAATTTTGAAAGAAGGGAGGTGAAATCTTGTGAAAGGAAATTCTGTGGCTACCTGGGTAATTGCTCTTTTATTGATTGCAGTTATTGGGGGTGCATTATTCCCAACAATTGTAACTCAATTTGCGGCAGTTACAGGAGCTAATGGTATTACGGCAATCTTCTCTGTTATGGCGGTAGTTTTAGCTGCTGTCTTTCTATGGAAGATTGCAGGTGGTGCATTTGGTCGTAGTAAGTAATTTTTTGTAGAAGGGAGGTTAAAAATAATGGACAAAATCGGTAACTGGGTTATTGGTGTTTTGTTAGTGGCTGTTGTTGCTTCTGCATTATTCCCTACTATTATCACGCAGTTTGCAGCGGTTACAGGCGCTAATGGCGTTACGGCTATTTTCTCGGTTATGGCCGTCATTTTGGCGGCTGTGTTACTGTGGAGATTAGCTTCTGGAGCTTTTTCTAGTAGAGGGTAAATTCAAATTTATCCGAAAAAGGTCTGGCGGTTAAAAAACCAGACTATGAAATGAAAAAAAAACAATGACTACTAGAAAACAAGATCGCAGAAAAAATCCTAAAGAAGATATTTGGAGAAGAATTCTTAACTCTGCTAATTCTATTTATAAGAACCAAAAAGTTTCTAAGAGAGATGCACTAGATAAAGCAGTTTCAGAAATTAGTAGGTACGAGTAGATTTTTTTTCTTATTTTTTAGCAATCTTTTTAATATTTTGATTTGTTTTAGGATGTCCTTATTATGGCTGTCAATATTACTCCCATAAAAGTTAATTCTACAGAACCAAAAGAATACAAGCCAGAGACTTATTCTTATAGAGAGCAAGTCTCTGATTTAATATCTCAAGGTAGGGAGTCTGAAGCTGGAGCTTTATTGCAAAGGCTAGAGAGAAATGGTGAAATAAATAAACAAGAATTGGATGATAGTGAGAGAGAGGTTTTAAATAACTATAATGACCAGTCAAGTCCAAATCCAAATCCAAATATTTTGGAGGATATTGATCCTCCTTCCTCTGATAATAGCGATATTTCTAACTCCGACAATTCTCCTAATGGTACTCCTAATACTCCTGAAAGGGATGGGGATAGTGTAGAGGGAGAGAGAATAAGTGCTAGAGTTGAATCCGAAAATCCAATAAGTGAAAATCAAAATAATTCAGATGCTATCCACACACAACCAGAAAATTCTATACAAAAAATGGAAGCTATAAAACAGGAGGAAGAGACAATACAACAAGAGCAGGAAGAAGAAGAGGAAAAATCAGTAAGAATCCCGAGTCCACAAGAAATTATAGCAATAGAAGCAGCAAGGAGACAGATAGAACTACAGGAAAAAAGGGATAAAGAAGAAAAAATAGAAGAAATATCAGAAAAAGACCAAGAAATAAAAGATACCGAGGAAGAAAAAGAAGAGCAACAAGGGGAAGAATTAGATAGAATATCTGCTAGACTTAGAGATTTTGAGACTAATAGAGAAAGATTAATAGAAAGAGTTCAAGAATTAGAAGAGCAAAGGGATACACTTTCTCCTAGAGAGTTTAATAGACAGGCTTTACAGTTAAATAGAAGTATTGAAAATTGGGAGAGAAGTTACGAACGAGAATTAAATATACTTGTAACTGAACAAGAAGAGCAGGAAATAGTACCTGAACAAAAACAAGAACAAGAAATAACAGAGACAAGAGAATATGATTTATTAGAAGAAATAAGAAAAGGTACTAATGAAGCTGAGTTAATAAATATAGGATTTGAACAAAAGGATATAGAAGAATTAAAGAGTTGGTATGAGGATTTAGGACAAGAGGAAAAGCAGATTTTAGAGGAGAGTGGTCTAGAGGGATTACAGGAGCATTATAGACAAAAATATTTAGCTCAATTTACCCCTGAAACTAGAGAATTAATTGAGAAATGGAATATTGACCCTTCCCAATATCCTCTTTTTGAGGATAAAGAAACGGGGCTTGTGACTGTTGGATTTGAAATAAATCCGAATGTTCCTCCTCCTAGCCCTTCAGACGTTATTGCCCAGGACATAGAATCTAGGGCCATTGCTGAAAATATAAATAAAGCTGTAGATATAGCCCAAAAATTAGATTTACAACTTTCTGTTGTAGGTTCAGGTTTTGAATTACCTGAAAGATATTGGATATCTGTAGCTGAATATAAGTGGCTTCAGGAAAATAAAGATAGACCTGAAGTTGCTATGATATTTGATGAACAAAGAAAACAACACTTAATTTCTGCTGGAATATCTATTGCTAGTATTCCTGTTTCTTTTGCTGCATCGTCCCTACTAATTCGGGGACTTAGATATGTAGCACCTAGAATTATTGATTATGTAAAAAGGACTGCTCCTATAGCTTTAAGGTCTCAAGCTGGCTATGTTGATTTAGGAAAAATAGCTCCTATTTCTGGAATATTAAGGGGACAATTACAGAATGTTTTAGCTAAATCTACTCGAATAGGTAGGATAGGAACAATAAAATCCCGAGTCTCCTTAAGGTCTACAATTCCTGGTAGGACTGCTAGGGAATCTAGAGATACAGAAATAAGAAATTATTTAGATTCTTTACAAAGAGCTACTCCTCAACTCTCTCCTCAATTACAGGAACAGGCTAATATTGTAAATAGAATTTTAGTTTTAGAGGGAGTCTTAGCAGGAACAGAGAATTTAACTCAAAGACAGGGAATTATACAAGAGCAAAGAGAAATTGCAAGGCAATTAGATGTTGCTTCCCTCCCACAATTAAACACTAATGTAAAAACTCTTCAACAATTAGTAGCAAATCCTGAAATTTTTATGGAAACTAGAATAGAAACTATTCCTAAACTTGCTCCTATTACTAAAGTTGAAACTAAACCTGTTACAGAGACAGAATTACAAACAAGACCAAGAGAAATAACTCAAGTACAACCCCTAGAAGAAACACAAATTCAAACTCAAGCGCAAATAGAAACTCAAACAGAAACTACAACTCCGTTTACAACTCCAAGATTAACACAAACAGCAACGGAAACTTTAAGGACTCCAGGAGTATTAAGAGGAGGTATTACCCCTGTTCCTCCTGCACCTTTAAGAGCACCTTTTTTGTCCGAAGAAGAAACTCCTAAAATAACAAAAAGGATTACAGAAAATCAATTTAGGAGTTTTGCGGCGGGATTTATAAATTATGGAAAGTCCAAAAGTGTCAAAGGCCCTTATGTTAGAGCTTTAAGTCCTGATGGGAATACTGCGGTAATTCAATGGGGAACGAGCAAATATGCTCTCTCGCTTAAGTAAAAAATTAATTATAATTTTTGCTGTTCTCTCTGTTTTTGTTTTCACTATTTCTTTTGCAGTTATCGACCTGCAAGAAGATTTAGTATCTTATTGGTCTTTTGATACTGAATTTCCTGGAAGTGTAGATATTGCAGAAACTCCCACTAGTGGAACTGTTACACCCGATACTGCTGAAGCAAATAATGAAAATAATGCTTTAGTACAAGGTGCAACTCCTACTCCTGGGCCAGCAAATACTGCATATTATTTTGATGGTTCTGCGGATTTAACTGTTTCGGATTCTGATTCTTTGGATTTGGATTCTGATTTATCTCTTTCTTTTTGGATGAATCCTGATGCAGTAGAATTTTATGAAGGAACACAAAATTTATTTGTAAAAGATGGAGCATATGAATTAAGAACAGTTGAAAATGAAGTATTAAATTCCTCATTTGAAGAGGATTCTCCTGCATTAGATGATTGGACAGCTACGGTTAGCGGCAATCATACAGGGACAATTACAAGGTCCGAGGAAGAATCAAAATTCGGTGAAGCGTCCGCTAAGATTAATATCAGCGATACTTCCGCAGCAGGTATCAGCTTTATACGTCAGGATATTTCAGCGTCGGAAGGAGAAATATGGAGTGTCGGAGTTTGGATAAACATTATAGATTTTGATATAAATACTGTCCGATTGCGTATTAGGTGGAGGGATAGTGGAGGGAATCAATTACAGGTTCTAACTGACTCTCTTACGGGGGTAACTTCTGGATGGGTACAAGTTACCCGAACAGCTACATCGCCTTCTAGTACAGCAACACTTAGAATTGAAATTGATACTGATTCAACTACAGCAGGGCAAAGTGTAGTAGCTTTTGTGGATGGCTTCCAGGCTATTAAGGCCACCTCTTTAGAAAATATAGAATTAAATCTCCCAGGAGTTACAAATACTCCATTCCAATCAAGTTTAATTGAAGATCAAGAGGGAGTAACTGCTCTATATACAGTAACAAGAGATGGAACAACAGGAGATGTAATTTTTTGTAGGGGGTTATTTGGTGCAGCTATTCCTGTTTGTGACGATGCTATTTCGGGAGGGACTGAAAGTTTAACAACAAATACAAATGATTTAGTTATGGGAGAGAATTTTGAAGGTGTATTAGATGAAATGCGTCTATGGGATAGAGTTTTATCCCTTGACGAAATAACTTTTATGCAAACTATTTTTCCTGAAACAGTAATTTCTGAAGATTTAAAATCTGGTGCTGACTTCATAGCTTCTTTATTTCTTCTTCCTAAAGATGTATTTGCTACAGGAATTATAGGAATTATTGGGTTAGTTTTATATGCAGCAACAAGAACTGTACATTTAATGTTAGGATTTGTTTTGATAGGGGTTTTTGTAGGTGTAATTTATGAGTATTATGATTGGTGGCTTCTATTAATTCCTGTAGGGTTAGTAACAGTATTTATTATTTTAAGAATAACAAAAATTATAAAACCACGAGAAGCAGAATAGGGCTAGAACCCAAAAACAAACCTATAGAAAACTAACAAGAGAAAAATAATGACTAGTGCATTTGCCCCTACAGTCGTTTTTATGTATATATATTTAGCCATACTACACTTTACTTTGACTAATTTAGGTGTAGGTCCAGATTTGGGGGTTGTTCCTTCACTTTTTGGTAGTGTAGAAACTTTTCTTTTATTTGGATTTTTGGCTACTGTAGCAACTATTATAGCTTCTGCTGTTTTACCTGGTTTTGGTTTTGCTTCTGGATTTACATTCTCTAATGCAGTAGTGGGTTCTTTATTTCTCCCCCCATTAATTATATTAGTTGGATTAGCAACTAATCCTGAAATTCCAGAGTTGGTTAGAATTGGAATATTTTTTCCTGTAGTCTTATTCTTTGGTATTAGAGCTATTGAATTTGTGAGGCGATAAATGAAGAGGATTTTCTGGTTCCTCCCTTTAATTTTATTATTATTTTCTTTTCCTGTTTATGCTCAGGAGACAGGAGATATTTTATCTGTTAGTAAAACAAATTCCTTAGCAGGTTCAGAAGTTATTTTTACTATCCATGTTCCACAGGATGAAGAAGTAACAGTACAAGCAATAAACTCTATAACTGAAAGTGTTTTAAAATCTCAACAATTAACAGGAGATGTTAATGATGAAATTAGTTTTAATTTTATAGAAAATGACCTATCTTCCCTATATCCTTATTATATTACTGTTTTAGGTTCAGGCAATGTCTCGGAGATATTTTTTATTGTCCCTTTTATAGATATTAATTGTGGAGTAGAGGGAGAGGGACAACTATTTATTGGAGATATTGAAACTGATTGGTCATCAAATCTAGACAGATATTTAATTCCCCTTTCTGGATATTCTGTAATATATTTATGTGCTCAGCAGCCTGGTGGCTGGCAAATTCAATATTCTGATGGTGCAGGAAATGAAGATACATTTGACTGGATAGCAGATGGGACAGGTTTATTACAGAATATTGTAATTACAGGACTAGATACATCTTCAGATGATATAAATTCTCGTACCCTTCAGCTTTCTTCCTCTGGAGTATTTTCTTTTAAATCAGTTTTGATACGTGATTTCTTTGATTCATTTACAAATGAAACTAGCTCTGCTGTTTCTTTAGATGCACATGACCCTGATTTAGTTAATTTTCCTGGGTTACGTTGGTTTGAGAGTGGAGAGGGGGATTGGGAAATTCCTGCAAATTCTGATTTTACATCTTTAACTACTCCTGCTTATTTATATACAGACTCTTTTGATAGAACAGGAAATTTAGATGGCTCTACAACGGATACGGGTGGATTAACTTGGAGTACAAATGTAGATTCAGGTATAAATATAAATATTTCTAGGCCCTATGTAGAAATTTCTAATGATTCGGGAGCTTCAGGGAATATAGTTAATGCTTTAGTACCTGAGACAGAAGATTATAATAATATCTACATGGAAGTTATTATTCCTTCTGGGGACAATAATTGGGTTGTTGGCCCTGGATTCGATTCCACAGACGATGTAGGATTAGATTTTATTTGTGGCCTTGACGCTAATTCAGATGAATTAGTAACTGCTACTACTGCTTCGGGAGGAGGCCCTGAAACTGTTACATATACCATAACTAGAGATGTAGTGCATATAATCAGACTTATAGAATATGTTGCTACAGATTCTACAAATGAAGAATGGTTGTGTTTTGTTCAGGAACAAGATAATCCCAGTAATTTTGCAATTTCCGCTACACGGATTAGAACTATAACTCAAGGATTTAGTGGGATTGCAGCTTATAGTGAAGATACAACAAACACAGAGAGCGTTTTAGTAAATAAGATTGAAGCCTCAAATCTTAGAGGAATAGTAACTACAGAACAAGGAGATTCTGTGATTGCAGAAGCTGAATTTGAAATAGGAACAGATTTAGTAGGATTAACTTTTAGATATAAAGAGGAGACAGAGGAAACTTCTGTAGCAACATGGGTTGGGATGCAATATGTAATAGACCCTAGACTAAAAAGTCTATTTGTTTATGCTTATCAAGATGGAACGTATGAAGCAGAAAAAGTAGGGGATACAATAAATTTTCAAGAAGGAGATATTCATACTTTAAGAGTAGAAACTGTTTCGGATACAGAATATGATTTGTACTTAGATGAGGAGTTGGTTGATACTCATACTTTTACTTTAGACCCCGAAGCTGAGGCTTTAGATTGGGGAATTATAGGTGTAGATAATGAATTTGAAGTCAATTCGTTCTCTATATTATCTGATTCTCCTACAGAAGTAACTCCAAAAACTACACAAAATAAAGCTCTAATTTTATCAAATAATCCTCCTTTTACTCTTGATATCCCCGATATTGCAAGAGGAAATAGAGTTGAAGTAATAGTTAGTTCTCAAACTTCTAAAGTGTATACTGATTTTTCTACTAAATTATTAACTGACTTAGATTCTTTAGTAACAGCTTCTTTATCTTCAACTTTTACAAATACCCAAACAATTGAATTAAATACTACAGACCCTGATACAAATGAGGATGGAATAGTAAGACTAAGATTAACTTCGGGAGTTTTGAATACATTTTTAGGTGAAGGGTTTCATTATGATATCACTGAAACATGGGAAACTATAGAGGATAATATCAAAACACAACTAAATAATTTAATCCAAGCTATAGGTTGGGATTCAATACAGGGTAGAATAATTATATTTATTTCCTTTGCTACAGGGTTCTTTTTACTTGGTTATACTTTTATGTTTGGGTTATTTCCCCCTGCTAAGATACAATTTGGATTGTTATGTATGTATTTTATGATGATTATTATGGGATTATTAGATATTATAAATCTTTTCTTAGCTTTAATTTTACTTGCTGTTTTCTTGTATCTAACATGGGATAGATTACTTTTGAAGGGGGAATAAAATGTATAAGTCAAAGAAAAGAAATAAGAATTGGGGGCTATTTATAGTTTTAGCTTTCCTGGTTGGAGTTATGGCTTTAGGGGGATTTTTGGTTTATGGGGAAAAAATAGTAGGAGGAGAAAATAACTCAGAAATTGACGGGATAAGAAACGCTAAAAGTCTAGTCGAAGATGAAAATTTAAGAATAGGACATACTGTAACTTTTAGGTCAGAGGTAATTAGAAAAGAGCCTATATTGTCCCAACTAATTTTATCTAATGGGGTTGTTTGTGTATATTCGGATTGGGCCTCTATTCGGATAGGAGATATTATAATTTTTAGTGGGGAAGTTATGGGTTTTGATATGTTAGGAATAAATACTATAAATTCAGAGGCAAAACAGGAAAATATAGAAGTCCTAATAGGAAATTGTAAAATAAAAGAGTAAAAGACTAATGATTGATATAATGATTCCCCTAGGAATAATGGGGGTTTTTGGTTTTGGATTAACTAAAAATTTATATGGAGGATTAGGAGGAGTAGCTTTAGGATTTCTATATTTAATTTTTTGGACTAAAGATGTTCCTTTTTGGACTTTATTAATATTATTATTTGCTGCTTTTGGAGTTTGGTTTTTTAGATATAGATAGAAAAAGGTCTGGAATAATAAATAGAGAAGGAGAAAAGAATGAACGTGGAAATATTAACCACGGCGTTAGCTACTTTAGGAGTTATTCTTTTAGTTTTAGGTACCTATTATTATTATGTAAAGATGTCCCTTAAGGATAAAGTTAGAGCTTTTATTAGAGATGAAAATAAAAAAGTATTTCCCCACGCAGTAAAATTACACCAAGGGGCGTTTAAGGTAGGAGTTACTACATATAATTGGGATTATAAAATTTCTACAGAAGAAACACCTTTGCAAATTATTCCTGGAATATATGAATGGTTAAAGACTGGATATTATTTAGAAGGAAATCCTAATCCTCAACCCTTTGATAAAGGTCTAGGTGCAGGAGTAATTGGAGGAGAAGAATTAACTAAGATTGTAGAAAGTCAAGCTATAAAGAAATTCCTAGAAGGTTTTGGAGGAGTTGACAATGAAGTTCTGCTAAAAATGATTTTTATATCTGCTGGAATTATTCTTCTAGCTATTGGAGCAGCTACACATTACATGAAACCTTTTGCGTAAAATAGAGGGAGAAATAAAATGGTAAATATAAATAATAAAGATGTAGAAGAAGAAGAGGAAGAAGAGGAAGAAAAACCTATTAGGAGTATGGCTCAACAAATAGCAGATAGAAGAGCAAATAGTCTTGGATTCGTCCCTTCTCAACAGGAAAAAGATGCTAAACATCCAATAACGGCTATGTTTGATGTATTATTTAATGATGGTGCAGATGACGAAAGCTCTCCTGGAAAGTTAACAGAAAGTAGTGTATTAAATTTAATATCATTATCTAGGATTAAATCTAGTCAAATAGAAGCCATAGCGCAGATGTTGGCTATGGATAGAAGGGCAAATACGGATATACACAAAAGAATAATAAGATATATGTTAGCTCCTGGAATAGGAGAAAAAGGGGCAGGTAGAAAAGAAATGTTAGATGGACTCCGAGATATTAGATTGCATAGTGAAGAGGATGAAGAGGGTGATAGGAGATTATAGAAGAATAGATTAGGAGAAGAGGAGAAGCGTAACAATGGTTATGCAAGATTTTATTGGCGGAAAGATGGTTTATATAGGAGGGAATTTAGGAAAAGGCAAAACTGTAACTTGTGCTAAAATGCTATTTGAAGATTGGTTGTTAGGAAAGAAAATATATTCTGATTTCCATTTAGATTTTCCTTCTAAGGAAGAAATGAGGGAATTAGGGTATATAGTTGAAGACCCTGAATTTTTAGCTATCCGTAGTAACGTAGATTTAAGAAGATTTCTTAGGATGATGGAAGACAACGAGTTAGATAACTGCACAGTCGGTTTTGATGAATTCTATTTGACAGCAGGTTCTAACCGTTCTGCTTCTTTAGTGAATCAGATTATTGTAGCCTATGCTACTACAATACGAAAAGGAGCTACAGATTTATATTTAGTTTCTCCTGAAGAAACTGATATTGATAGGAAAGTTAGAAGATATATTCATTTAGAATTACATCCAAATTTAGATGAAAAAACAGGTTTATGTAGAGTAAAAATTTATAACAGAAAATATAAGGAATGGAGTACTTTAACTTATGATGCAAAAGAAATATTCCCTCTATATAATACTAGAGAAAAGCCTGGAATCCCCCAGTATTTGAAGAAGGCTACGTTCACAAGATAAAAAAATAAGGGTACAAGAGAAAAGGGGGGAAATATGCAGACAGACAAAGAACTCATATATACAAAAACCGATCTTACTCACGATTTCAGGATAAAGCCTTTTGGCTCTGCTGAAAAAACTAGATTACAATTAGTTCCTTCTGGAGTAGGAATTATATGGGGTCACGTAAGGCATAAATGGAGAATAGTTACAGTTAAAATTCCCTTATTTTTAGAATTGGATAGAGCGTATGTTATTGCTCGTGAGATTGTAGAGTTGTTAGAGGGAAATTATATTGTAGAGGATAATATGCTTACATTAGAAAAGGCTCTCCAGATATGGCCTGGAGCAGATATAATAAATGAATATAAAGTTAAATTTCAAGAAGATGGAGGAAAACAAACTGCATTTGCTCCTTCTTCAGGGGAGTTAATCTCATATGCAGGAGAAAGAGGACATCCAGTAAATATATTAGGTGTAGAAAATACTTGGAAGTTGTCTATGACAGATGGAAAATGGTATAAACAAGAAAAAGCTAATATCATAAATGATGTAAAAAGGTTGAATTCTTTAGGAGAAAAATTAAATGCAGGCTCAAAGAGAACTCCATTTAATGAGGGTTTATAGTTTTATGCATTATAAAACATTAAAAGAGTTAGATGAGGAGCCCATTCTTTTTTCCGCATTTAGAGTATGGGCTTTAATATTTAGATTTTTTTCAAAATTTAGAGTAAGGACTTTTCTACTTAAAGGTTTTAAGTTTTGGTTTATTGGTGGAATTGGAATATTAATAAATATGGGTGTTCTTTTAAGTTTAGTTGAGGTTTTTGAGTTAGATTATAAAATTGCAGGTTTTGTAGGTATATGTATAGCAGCTTTTAGTAATTATGTAGGAAATATCCTAATAGGAAATATAAAGATATGATAGAGCAGGAATTGCAAAAGTATGAAGAAAAGAATGAGATAAGAATAAAAAGAAAGGGGGAAGGAGTAATTAGAGGTTATTTTAGATGGACTAGTTCTGCTTTTATATTTATTCTTCTTTTTCCGTTCTTGACATTGGCCCAAGACAATATAAAGCCTTTTGTTCATCATATCAGAGTTACAGGTGCAGGAGAGAATTGGGTTACTTTTCTTATGGCCTTAATTTCTCTTCTGTATCTAATTGGTGCCCTTAATTTAGCTTTAGTTATAGGAAAATGGATTGAGGAAAGACTAATTAAAATTTTGGAGGGAAGAAATTAGATGGAAAACGTAATGACCAAGCGGAATATTTCCGCTGGACTTTTTCTTTTACTTATTACAGGAGTCTCTCTCCGCCTAATAACTCCTCCCTTTCATACTTGGTCCACGACATCATCAGATGCTGGAATTTATTTAGCTTTTATTCCTAATTTCTGGGTAGCACATCCTGGGGGAGCAACTGTTTATACTTTTTTGGGCTTTTTGTGGTCTAATTTATTTCTAATTTTTGATGTTTCTGTGTATGATTCACTTTTGTGGATGAATACTTTTATTGGACTTTTGACTGTTTCTGTTGCTTTTTATTGGGCAATGGTTCGCGGTCTTAATGTTTATTTCTCTTCTATAGCTGCCTTTACCTTAATTCTTTCTGCTATATCCTTCTCTCAGTTTGGAGTTATTGAGAGCTATCCACTCCATGCACTTTTATTGTTAGTTTTCTTTTTTAGTTGGGATATGGGAAGAAGGAATAATTGGAAGGGTTGGAAGTGGATTCAGATTATTTTTGGAGGTTTATGTATAGGATCGCATCATACCCTCTTATTTGTAGTTGCACTTACTTATTTATTAGGAATGTTTTTTAGGCACAAGGAGAATATTACTCTTTGGAGAGGAATACCTAAAGAGGCTTTTTGGAGTGGGTTAATTGGACTTTTTATATATTCTACTATTGTTTTTCGTGGCTTTTTTGGACTAACTTTTGATGCACAAATTGATTATACGGCGGAGCGGGTTTTGCACTATTTCCGTGCATTAACTCCCATATTTCTTTTAAATTATTCAGACTTACCTATTAGAATATTTTCCCATATTCCTATTTTTATTATTTCCTTTGCTATTCCAATTCTTATTCTTTCCTGGGGATTGGCGTTTAAGGGAAAAGAGTTTTTTAGGGAAGAGAAACTTTATTGGATTTTGTCAAGTGTTTATATCTTTTATGTTCTTACTTATCTTTCTACCCAAGGATACAGATATTATACAGTCCTTCCAATTATTCTCTTACCTTTAGTTTTTAAAGGATTCTCCTATGTACAAGAAAAGGGTTTTATTTGGTTTTCTCTATCCAGTTGTTTTATTATAATATCTTTTCTTCTTCTTTTCCAAATTCATTTCTTATACCCCAACAATGATATGGAAAAAATGAGGGATAAGTTGTATGAGCTAAAAGGGATTGCAGAGGAAACAGGGGAACAACAGATAATATTAACACAATATTACAATGAAGTTATTGGGACTTATTGGAATGAAGTCTTTAATCATGGATTTTTGGATGATATTGTAGTAGTGAATGGAGAAGTTAAAAGTTTGGAGGAGATTGGAGAGGTAGAAAAAATAGAAGGAATGAATTTAGGGGAATTAAATAATAGAAGGGTTTCCCTTCTCTTTTCAGATATTGCACCTGTTATTGTCATTCCTTCTATTTATACAATTCAAGACAATAATATCTCAGAGAGATACACAAATCTCTTACAAAAAAATTCAACAAGTGAATTTAATATAACTCACTGTATGCCTCCAGATGCCTCTTTTATTCCTTTTGAAACTTATTATTGTGTAGCTGAAGAAGGATTAAGAGCACTACAAAACAATCCGAACATACATTACCACACAGTCAACCCTCACGATACATTAGGGGAGCAGTACGGAATACCAGAAGAAAGAATATATATAACGAAACAAGACCCTACATCTTATATAAAAGATGAAAACGCAAATTATTACTCCCGCTGGTACGAAAATGGATGGTTAAACGGAGTAGAGGGGCGTCCTTATTGGGCAGCATTTATCAGAGGAGATTTCGAGCATCCTTATTGGGACAGTGATAATTATAGTTTTAAGAGAATTTTAGGATTTGATGTTCCTATGTCAGTTATGTTTGTTTTTGGATGGAGTTTTGTAATAGGATGTACAATTTATTGGATTTTGAATAGGAGAGTCCTTCGTGCGTAGTCTTTATATCCCTTCAGGATTATATTTAATTTTACTTATTGTCCTTTTTGGTATTTCTTTCCAAATGAACAATGGACATTTTATATCTCCATTGGATGACACTTACATTCATTTAGCTATAGCAAAGAATTTATCTTTACACGGAATTTGGGGGATAACTCAATTTGAATTTTCTGGTTCATCTTCCTCTTTATTATGGACTATTTTATTAGCAGGACTATTTAAGGTTTTTGGTGTTGTAGAGTGGATTCCTTTTGTACTGAACATTTTGTTTGGGTTTGCTATTCTCTTGTTTAGTTGGAGGATTTTAGAGGGGTATAAAATCCCCTTACAGGTCAGGCTCCTACTCCTAACATTAATATTATTTATTACTCCACTTCCACCGATGACTTTAATCGGAATGGAGCATTTATTACATGCATTATTAACTTTAGGATTTGTTTATTGGGGAGTTGAGAGCTTAAAAAAGGGAATATTTGATTGGAAGATTGGGTTATTAAGTTTAGTCCTAGTTTCTGTTCGATATGAGTCCTTATTTTTAATTGGGAGTTTAGGTTTATTATTCTGGATAAATAGAAAGTTTATTTGGGGAGTTATAATAGGAGCAGCAGGACTTATTCCCATAATTTCTTATGCTATAATCTCTTTATCTCAAGGATGGATGATTGCTCCAAATAGCATTTTGGTCAAAGGAAATTTACCTGAAAATTTAGTAGATTGGTTATGGAGTTTGTTAATAGGAATTTTTTGGGTACTACCTAAGTCTCCTGGATTATTTGCTCTTGTAATTTTATTAGGAATTTCCTTTTTTTATTGTAAAAAAGATTTAGAGTATATTCCCTTTAAAATTGTTAATCTCTTAACGATTTTTCTCTATAAAAGAGATTATACTGCTACAAGCTACACTTTTATTATTCTTGTAACTATCTATCTTCATTCAGTTTTTGCTGACGTAGGTTGGTTAAATAGATATGAGGCTTATTTAGTTCCAATAGGATTAATAGCAGTAGGGATTAATATTAGTAATATAAATTGGGATTGGTTGAAAATTAGTATAAAAGAACAAAGAGTAGTTTCAGGATTCGTAATATTTTCACTAATTATTTCTCTATTAAGGGTTTCCAATATAGGTATGCTTCCTACATATTCAAACCAAATATATATTCAACAATATCAGATGGGGAAGTTTGTAGAAGAGTATTACAATGGAAAAGTAAATGGAGAGGGAATTTATGAAGGGGATGTTATAGGTCTAAATGATATAGGGTGGGTAAGTTACCTAGGGAAAAGTAAATTAGTTGATATATGGGGATTAGGGCATTTAGAAACAGGAAAAATGTGGGTGGAAAAAAGACAGGACATAGAGGAGATAGATCGGATTTTGAGAAAGGAAGGGACAGATTTAATTTTAGTTTACGATGCTTGGTTGAGTAATGAAAAAGTGCCGTGGCACCCAGGTATGCCTGAAATAAAAGGAGAGATTGATAAAAATGGGAATGTAGTGGAAGATGGGTGGATAAAAATAGCTGAATGGCGCGTGGAACATATTTTTCAGTTGGGGGACAATGTAGTAAGTTTTTATGTATTCGACCAGCAAAAGGGAGTAGAATTGAGGGGGAATTTAAGAGAATTTGAAGAGAGATTACCTAATACTGTTACTGTTCTTTATTATTAGTTTATTTTTATTGAGTTTTTTAGGATGTGAAAATTTTATGGTTAGAAGGAGAGGAAGATAATGTATCAGAGACCTCCTGGCTCTTTAAGTCCTTTAGGACTGCCACCCATTATAATTTGGCTGATATTAGCAGTAGTAGTTGTAGCTATAATTCCAATATTATTAGGCCCTCTTAACTTAAATTCAGCTATACAAACTGTAAGAGCAGCAGGATATACAGTTTTTGCTTCTGCTCCTGGAGCACTGTCCGGCTCAACAACTGTTTTTATTTGCTCTGAAAGTTATACTGAAACTTTAGAATTAGCAGGACAAATTGATAAATGTACTTTTACTGCCGATGGTACTAATGATCATGTAGAAATTAATTTGGGGATTGATTCGCTTTCTGACAGTAAGGGAAAAGTAGTCCTTAGCCGAGGAACATTTACTTTTGGGGATTCTATAACTCTAAATAGTCCCTCTGAGAGAGTAAAGTTAGTCGGTATGGGAATGAGGGAAACAATTATTGAATTTCCCAGCGGCGACCCGTTTGACCTTCAGAGCGGAACGCTAACCCTGGAAGATATAGGATTCACCAATCTTCGGTACGCAATACTAGTGGGGAGTCCGGCTGTTTCTCCTGCAGGGGATTTCAGCCTGTACGTTCGCCGATGCCGATTCGCAAATATAGACCGTGCAGTCCAGCGCGACAATCTCACCAATACGACGGATACCCTCCAGAACTTGGTCTTTACTGATTCGGAAATAGACACAGTTGAGCGTGGATTAGAGATTGCTTGGAGACAAATAGCAAACGCATTTGTCAGTGAGAACCTGATAGAGAACGTCCACGATATAGCAGTACGCCTGGGCAATAATAATTTTAGCACTGACCCTGTACCTGTTCGGCGTCACTACCATATCACTAATAATAGTATTAAGAATGTAATCTCCGAGAACACTACACCTACTTTTGGGATACTTGCATATGGAGACCATATGCTAATTTCGGGAAATACCGTTGAAAGAGTAGGGTCTGAACAAGGAACTGAGGCGCATGGTATATATATAAAAGCAAGGTTTTCAATTATCACTAGTAATACTCTTATGGATGCTGGGGGGAATACAGGGGCAATAATTGTCGTAGGGCCTTCTCGTGATGATAGCGACCCTAGTACGCCTTGGGCGTATGCAAACAACATCTCTGATAATATAATAAGATTTTCTGAAGTTGTCACATCTGGAATGAGTTTAACTGGAATAGAAGTCAGGCGTGGTTTGGAAGGAGACCCTAGAGGGGAAGTTATTATAAATGGAAACTGGATTGAAGGTGCAACAGACGGTATTGTTGTGGCGGGTAGGCGCATTGTTATTAGCAATAACATCATTTTTGATACTGGCGCTCTAACCTCTAATCTCAAGTCAGCAGCTATTGAACTCCGCATGAACTCGGATAACGATGAAGGAAATATTCTTGTTACGGGTAATATTATTGATGGAATTGGGGGCGCGGGGGATAGTACAGTAGGAATATACTTATGGGCCGATGAAAACAGCACAGTTAAACATACTACCATAGCTCAAAATATTATTCGTAAGTTGACAGGAAGTGGTACAACACATGTTGGGATAAGGCTTCATGCCGATGGGATATTAGAGGATGTATATGTGCTAGATAACCAGATAGACAACACTCCAACAACTGGGACTGTTACAACCGAGGGTGACGGGACTATCACGCGACTCGTAAGACGCAACAATCTTAACCACACAACCGAAAATTCTGGTACTGCCACTATTGCAAATAGTACAACTTCAATTGCCATCACACATGGGCTTGATGTAACTCCTAGTGCAGGAAATTGTATGGTAACAGCCGCCGAAGACCCGACAAATAGTCCTGGGGCATTATGGATAGATACATATACTTCAACTCAATTTACCGTTAATGTCGAGAATGACCCTGGTGCGTCAAATTTGGATGTTGTGTGGTCTTGCCAAGTTTTCTGATAGTTTATGATAAAGGAGGGTGTAAAATGGTTTAGAAATAATTTAGAAAAATAAAGAAAAAAGCAGGAAAGTATAAATTCGAGAATAATAAGGAGAAACTAAAATGTCTTGGTATGCTAACGGAAAGAAAATTAATTATGTATATGCAGATGGTGGATTTGGAAACTTTGTTGTTTTAAATAGATTTGGGCAACCTACAGGACAGACTGCTGATGGTAATTTAGCAAATGAGGAAGAAATAAGAAACGCATTAGCAGATGATTCTCCTATAGATCCAAATACGAGACAAATTGCACAGTGGAGGGACGATGAAGAGGGAGGAATGGGATTTTAAGGGAGAATAGAAGAGGAAGATAAAGAAGAAACGGGATTTAAGAAGAGATAAGAAGGAGAAATAGAAATAGAAATATGCCAAATTTTTCAATCGAAGATAACGACCTACATCAGAAAGCAAATGAATATATAAAAAAGTGGGAAGAATTAAAAGAAATATGGACAGTAAACGAGATAAAACTAATAAAAAATATTTTATGGGAAGCACTAGGGGATGAATTGTTAGAAGGAGATGATGGGACAGAGTTAGTTAGGAAATTATTAGGATTGTGGAATTGGAGGGATATTCCAGAAGACCTGGATAATGAGAATCGTTATTATATTTTTGAAAGTTTATTGTTGCAGGTAAGACCTGTAGAAGGAACAAGAATAGCTAGAGATTATGTAAGTAAAAATTATAATAAATTAATAGAACAATATCAGCGAGATGGAGCAATTTTATTTATAGAAGAAGAGGATTGGGGATTAGAAACTAGAGGGTTAACAGCACGAAGAGTAAACCACATTTTCGAAATTATGACTAATGAAAGAACAAGAAATATTCTTGAAGGAGTAAAGGAAGGTTGGGTTAAAGTAAAAAATGAGTAAAGTTATTAGATGGTTTTTAGAAAATAGGGAAAGATTAATTAAGGAGAGTTTGGGAGATAGGATTAATTTAGAGGGGTGTCCTATAAGTGAAAAGATGGGACGAAAATTAGTGAAAGAGTTAGAGAAGGATTTTGTTGAGAAGGTTAGAAAAGGGAGGATAGAGGTAACAGTTACATAAAAGGGTATAGACAGAAGGACTTGACAAGGGGAGTCAGATAGAGTATACTATCCGTAAGGATAGGAAAAGGATATAGAAATGATGAATTACGATAGAGTCCATCAAAAACCCCTTACAAGAAAAGGGGATGCTATGAAATTAGCAATTAGATATATAGGAAAGAGAAAAGAAGTAAGGGTAATTACTGGAAAAGCCGGAAAAAAGAAATTTTATGGAGTTTATGTGAGGTAAATTTTGCCTATTTATCGTAAAATAGAAGGGATGTCCTACGATAGCTACAGGACATGGATAAAAAGATTTATTAGGAATAATCCTAAAATAATTAGTTGGGGAAAAAAGGATTTAAGGACATTAAAAACTGAATTAGAAAAGTGGCACAACGGAGGAAAATTTACAAGAGGGTTAGCAGAAGAGTTAGAGAGATTGCGGCCCCAAATAGAACTCCCCAAAGAGATAGTAAATCAAGAAGCCTTTGGGTTAAAATTATTAGTTGCAGAGATAGAAAGAGAGTACAGAAAAAAGCCAAACGAGAGATTAGATGAAATTGTAGAAAGATATATTGAGATTGGAGATAATGCTTTTGATGAGTTTGAAATTAATTTGAGTGAATTTTTTGATGTTGTTAATGAAGTAGAGAGAAGGGCTTATCCAAAAATTAGACAGCTACTCCTAAAGGAAATATAAAATGACTCAAGGCCCTCGTGGAAGAAGAATAAGGATAGACCTTTCAAGAGTACAAAGACAACGAAGAAAGATACTTAGATATTATGATGCAAGATATAATTTCTGGACAAGAAATGGATTTCTTCCAGAGGAAGCAGATGAGTTAGCAAGATTTAATATTGCTGTAAGTAGAAATAGAACATTTATTAATGGAATGACAAGGAACAGAAGAAGATTAATTGCAAATTTAAGAAGAAGAGGAATAACGGGGAGCAGTACAGAAGAAGGAAGTGGAATATACAATGAATTATGGGAACGTTACTTAAGTAGACCTATGGATGAACAGATTATTCAATGGTACGCTGAGTATTTTGGGATAAGGAGTGCAGCGTAATGCCCCTACAAACTAAACTATTCAACGGAAAAAAATATATTCTATTTGGAGAATATACAAATAAAAAACAAGCACAAGATTATGCTAGAAGTTTAAAGAGTAGAATGGGCTTTGCCAGAATAACAGAAATTAGAGATAGACCTTATCTTTGGGGAAATGTAAGAAGTAGATATAATACTACTTTTTATCTAGTTTGGGGGAGAGAAAAATAATGTCTAGATTTTCTGAACTTCCCCCCCCCCCAAATACAAAAATATTACAGGGACTCTAAACCTAAAGCTTTCCCCTCTGAGTATATTAAAAGAATTACTATATATCGCTCCTTTCCTCAAAGGATAACAATAACATTAATTAAAGATATTAAAGATAGATGGATAAGCACAAGAGATGGAAGTTGGAAAAGATTAGATGGAAAAACAAATTCTAGTCGATGAGCCTCCGAATAATCCTCCAATAAGGGAGAAGTAAAATGGCAAAAGCAAGGTATATTTTATGAAGAAAAGCGTAACGCCTAGAAAAGAAAATAAAAAAGGTTATATGTGTAGAAAGTGTGGTGTAAGACACCTTCCAGGAACAAAAATATATACGCAACATAGACCCCCTAAAAGAAAAGAAAAAAGAAGTCATATCCCTGGCATTGGATTTGTGGGAATAGGAAATTTAGAGAGGAAAGAAAAAAAAGAAGTATATAACTCTATACCAATAAAAGAATTTTGGAATTAGGAAAAATAAAATGCTCCTACAAACCAAATTATTCAACGGAAAGAAATATATTCTATTCGGAGAATACACAAATAAGAAACAAGCAAGGGATTATGCTAAAAGTTTAAAGGGGAGAATAGGATTTTCCAGAATAACAGAAATTAGAGGTATATACACTACTACCTTTTATCGCATTTGGGGGAGAGAAAAGTAAAAATAATATGGAAAAACAAATCCTAGTAGATGAACCCCCTAACAATCCTCCAATAGAGGAGCTTCCTCTTGAAGATGTTGACAATATTTTAGTAGCAACAGGAATCAAGACAGAAGAAATTATAGGGCTAGATGCAGGAGTTTTACCTGATGGCTCTTTGATTTCATTATATCTTTCTACTGGAAAAATTCTATATCGTCCCGAATCCCTAAAAGAAGTAATATATTTCCTAGAGGAGAATATACAAAACAAAAACGCAAGTTTTGTTACTTATTATCCTTATGTCTTAGAATCTATCGTAAAAATGTTAGGGGAAGAAAAGTGTAAGGATTTAACAGATTTTGGAAGACTAAATGAATATATTTTCAGAATTTGGTATATACCTACAGTTAAAATAACTATTACTTTTAATAAGAAGACTATAAGAATTTTTGCATTGGGAAATTGGTTTGACAAACGAGAAGACCGAAAAATATTAAATGAATTACAAATAGAAAAAGAGGGAGCAGAAGCATATAAAGAATTGGCAGAAAAAATAAATAAAGCGACTAGAGAACTCTATCCTTATCAAAACGGAGATTTTTCTACTCCAACAGTTTTGACTAAACAATTTTTATATCAGGATTATAAGCGAGTAAAAGTTGGAGCAAATACAATTCCTCAGGATGTTTATTCTATAGCGTATAATTGTATTCATGCTCCTTGGATTGAAATGTATCAACAGGGAACTTTTGAGAAATTATATGATTATGATATTAATGCAGCATATCCTAGTGAAATTGCAAATCTTTATCATATAGATAATAGTTGTGGAGAGTGGATACAGACTACACAACACAATTTTAATGCAACCTACGGTTTCTATATAGCCCAAATAAAATTAAAAAAGTATACTCCTTCACCAATACTTATAAGATACAAAGAAAAACTTTTAGCTCCTCACGGGGAGTGGATAGGATATATAACTAAACAAGAAGTAGAATTTATAAAAAGGAGAAAAATAGGAGAAGTAGAAGTTATCGGTGGTTGGGAATTTTTTGTAAAAAGAAAGATAAAACCTTTTGGAAGAACAGTAGCAGCAATAGCTAAACTTAGAGCTAAAGCAATAGAATTAGAACAAGAATCAGAAGACGAAGACATAAAAAGGATAAGTGCTCTAACTAATTATCTTTTAAAGAAAGCATCAGCAAGAGTTGTAGGAAAGTTTTTGCAGAGAATAGAAAAAATAGTAGAGGATACAGAGGAAGAAAAGCAGACTTTTTGGGAAATATCCCCCACCTTCAATCCAATTTATGCCTGTATAGTAATGACTAATATAAAAATACGAATCGCTGAATTACTACTAAAATCTAAAAATGAAGTAGTAACAATAACTGTGGATGGATTTACAACCACCCTTCCAATAAATAAAAAAGAAAGCACCTACAGTATTGGACAATTAAAATGGAATGAATATAAAGACATAACTATAGCAGGTTCCTTAATGAGCAATCTTCCCCATCATCACATCCCAATAGTAGAAAGAATAAAAAATAAACCTAGAGATAGAGTTTATGGAATAGAAATGAATCCTAGAAGATTACAAATTTGTGAGGCTTTTGGATTGGGAGATTTTAGTAGGGCAGTAGAAGAGACAGCAACACCAGATTTAATGGTAAGTATTGGAAAAGATAGAAAAAGGTTATGGTTAGACCCCCCAGTTAGAGGAGGCGATTTATTAGAAGAAGTGTTTAAGAGTGAACAGTGGGGGACACAGGAATTATTATTTGAATATCAACTAGAAGAAAGTTTAAGGAGGAGGAAAAATGTTATTAATTAGAGCGGGTTCTAAAACTAAAAGATTTTCTCCAGGGGGTAAGAAATATTCTCTACATTCAAATTGGTCTACTAAAAGAGCCGCTACGGATGTAGCAAAAAATATAAGATTTAGAGGACATTTAGCGAGAGTAGTAAAAGAAGTTAATCCTCTAAGAAAAATTTCTATGCAACCAAAAGAAATATACAGTGTGTATATACTGATAAAATAAAATGAATAAAGATAAAAAGTTAATAGAAGAACTAAAGAGAAAATATGGAATACAAGGGTTTAGTGAATATATAAAGATAAAAAGAGAACAGGAAAATGCACGAATTACCAATAAAGACAAAGAAATTTAAAGGAAAAGCATATCTTCTCCAAAAACCAGAATTTGCATCCAGAACTAAAGCTGAACAATTAGCAAAGAAACAAAGAGATATGGGACACTACGCCAGAGTAATTAGTAAAAACGGAAAGTTTTGTGTGTATGCTACGCCTTATAAAAGAGGATATTATAATTAGGGGATTCCTTTATGTTTGGACTTACAAAGAAATTCAATGGTTTAGATTACTTCTTAGTAGGATTTCGTACAAATAAAAAGAATACTAAAAATCTTGCCAATAAGATAAAAAAAGAGGGTGGAAAAATAAGAATAGTAAAAACAGTAAGAGGGTATAAAATATATTCAAGATAATTAATATATAAAGGAGATTTAAATGAGGGTAGCTAAAGATGAAAAAACAGATTTTTTCGAGGTAACAGCTCAAAATAAAATAAAAATATTAAATCAAATTTATTATAGAACTGAACACATATACAGAAAATATACCAACTCAAGAAATAAAGCTAGACAACTAGAAAAAAGTAAGTACAAAACAATTATTATGATGAAGAAAGCTATAACGATACCTCATACTATGTTTTCTATAGGAAAAGAAATAGTAATATGGATAATTTATACTAACCCTAAATTAAAACTCAATAAGAAGTAAAAATATAAGAAGGAGAAAAGATGCCCGTTTTTAGTCACGGTCATGAGCACCAATTTTTGGGTGGAGAGAGAACATTCTGGCATACGCATGTTCACGATCATCCTAAAACTAAAGTAAGAACACACTCACATAGTCATAGACATATTAAACAAACAGAAGATAAATATTTAATAGAGAAAGAGAAAGAGAGAAATAGGAATGGTATTTAGAAAAGCAGGGACGAGAGTAGCTAGAGCGATGGGTTTAAACGGAAGAAGTAAAGACCAAAAAATTGAGGATGAGTTAGCTAAGATTGCCAGGGAACAAAAATTAGCAGAAAAACAATTAACTGTAGCACAACAAAGAGCACAGTTAGAAGATACAAGAAAGAAGATGGAAAAGTATCGTAAAAAAAATGGAAAAGGGCCATTTAGAATAACTGAAGGGGACAAAGCACTAGCTAAAAAATTAGCTGGAGGATTTGCTAGGGGAATGGATGCAATATCAGGGGTGTCTGCACAAAAAGCTAAGAAGAAAACAGGTAAAAAGAAAATAAACTCAAAAAGTCCAAAAAAAAGTCCTTATAAAGAATCTAAAGCAGAAGCAGCAACAAGAACAGGAGTAGATTTATTGGGAGGATTTTTTTAATTGAAAAAGGATTTGAGGAAATTAAATTGGATTTTGAAAGGGGATATTAAGGGAGAGAAATTATTAGGACTCTTTAGTGATATACTAATTTTTGGAGTATCGTTCGTGTGGCTAGTGAAACCCATGATTTCTATATTAATATCTAATCCCTCATTGTCCCTAGATGAACCAATCCAACTACCTCAATGGAGCAAAAATCAAGAAAATAATATAAATTTAGCTTGGGGATTTATGTCTCTTGGAGTAATGATGTTTACTGGATGGATTTGGACTTCTTGGTTTAGCTTAAGAAGAAAATTATGGAAATATGTAGTAAAAACAATTAAGGAGGGAGAAAGAAATGCCGACTAATTTTCATTTCCACAGACACAAGCATGGAAAAGTTTATCATGCTCATGCACACCGTCATCCATATAAAGTAGGATATGGAACAGAAATAAATAAACATAAAGGTGAACACTACCACACACATATTAATCCTACAATAGCAGGAAAAGTTAGAGGAGTAATTAGTTTAGGAAAAGTAAGGGTATTATAATGATAGTTCCCCCTTCAATTTTCAATGTAAATTATGTATCAGCCCCCTCAAGAAGAAGAAGTAAAAGAAGGTCTAAGGATAAATATATAATAAAAGTCCTAAGGAAAGGACTAATATTAGAAACCGCATCAAGTGTAACTCTAGGAGATGCAATTTTATTGGCAAAAATGTACAAACTAGATTACCCTAAACCACATAAAATAATAATAGAATACACAATAAAAGGAAAATTTATAAAAAGAGTTATACAATAAAGGAAGATTTAATGTACACTGTCAAAGTCCTTAAAAAGGGACATATCTATGGATATGGACACAGAAAAACATTAGAGACAGCTAAGAAATCAGCAAGAACCCTTTGGAGAAATTGGCCCAAAACATATGATGTATTAATAGAAGGAAAGGGTAGAGAGTTTCACGTAGATAAAAATGGAAAGATAGTGGAGATGTAAAAAAGGTCCGATTATGTCAAAATCAACAGATGTCTATTTTTGTAAGAAGTGTAAAAGGAATCATTATGGAAAATCAGAGGTATATTATCGACATGACATGAAAAACTTAAAACCTAAAAGAATATATGTTAAGACTGGAAAATTTAGTAAGAAAGGAAAGAAATAAAAATGGCACGTACACCTGGAGCAAAAGACAAGATGGCTCGGAGAAGAAAGAGGAGCAAGGTTAAAGAGTTAACTATAGCACAAATAAAGAAAATGGGAGTTGGAACAACAAAAAGACGGGTAGGCAGACCTGCTAAACCTAAGAGTGTTGCAGAAATTTTAGTTGTTACAGGATACAAACCCACTCCTGTATATATGCAAAAACCTGCTAAGAAAAGAGGTAGACCTAAAAAGAGTTAGAAAATGGCTACAAAAGCAAAAAGATATAAATATAAGAGAATCTGTCCAGGAAGTGGAATAGAAGTAAAGACAGGAAAACCAGGACAAAAAATAGAATGTTTTGAGTGTGGAAAAAGAGTAACTTTAACTGTAGATAAAAAAATAAGAAAACATAGGATAGGAGAATGGTAAAGACAAGAAAACTTAATGGGGAAAGATACCATTTACAGCTAGAGACAGGAATAAAAAATAACGCAGAAATGTTAGCAGAAAAAGCGAGGAGGCAGGGATTTAAAGCTAGAGTTGTAAAGCAGGAGTGGAAAACCAAATATCCAAGAGCTAAGAGAACAGTATATAAAGTATATACAAGGAGTTATAAATAAGATATGGCAGCAATAAAATATTACTGTAAAAAAGACAAAGGCTATCACTATTTAGGAAGTGAAGCCTATAGAAACCATATGGGATTTGCAAAAACAGGAAGAAAGAAAAGTCCTAAGAGGACTAGGACTAGAAAATTGAAAGTGGGACTGTATTAAAATGCCCCTACAAAGAAGAATGAAAGGAGGAAAGCTCTACGAATTAAAACACGTAGAAACAAATAAAGAAAGAGCCAGAATATTAGCAGAAAGATATAGAAAACAAGGAAATTTAGCACAGATTAGAAAAGGGAACATTGGGAAAAAGAATTATTATCTAATATATGTACGATAAAATAACCACAAAGCAACAACAATCCAATAAATCATAAGTCCCCTAACAACTAGATACAAAACAAAACTTCCAGAAAACCAAACTAAAATAACTAAAAAAGCTATTGGAAACCAGTAATAAAATATACGAACAGGAGAAAAAGAAACAGAATCTATAAAATCCCTATGAGGTTTTAATAATGCCCGAATCATTAGTAAGCCTAGTCCCCGCAGTAGCAGCATATGGAATATCCATGAAAATTTTAGACGAAACTACAAAGAAAAGGAGAAAAAATTCATATAGGAAATCCAAAAAAGGTAAGAAACGTAAAAGTAAGAGAAAGTAAATAAAAAGAAAAGAAAGAGCCAGACCCATTAAGAAACTGGCCACCTAAAATTAATATAATCCCAAAGCAAACAAATCTTCTTCCCTCTTTTCAGTAAACAATCTAACTCTTACCCCTCCTTTAAGTCCTGCTTTTATCATATCCTTTGTTCCTTTACTAGAAACTATATCATTGTGAAAAGCCAAAACTAATTCAGGTAAACCTATAGATAGCATCTCTCTATTTCTCATAGGCCCTGCACTTTTACCGTAAATAGACCACTTAGCTGGAAAAACTATTAAATCTATTCCCAACTCTTTTGCTAATTTTCCAGCTATTTTATCCGCTCCCCTAGCATCGCCTTCTAGGATAACTTTAGGATTATATTCTAAAATTTTCTCCCTTATTAAATCCTCATTAGTCCAATTTCTGTCTCCACAAATTAAAACTATCAATTTTTACACCTTTTTCATTTTAGTAATCCCTAGGAACCATAAACTTTCTCCATCAATTTTCTTATTACTTGTCCATGTCTTTCCATACAAAATTCACCTAACTTAAATAAATCCCCTATAAAATGACAACCGCAAGGTAAAACTCTAATCAAAATCTAACCCTCCTAATCTTTTCCATAAGGACATTGATTCCTGAATTTTTTAACCATTATATCTTCCTTCTCTTTTTGTCCCTTCTATATATTTTAATTTTTGTACCAAAACTTCCTTTTTAAATTCAAAATACCAAATCCACTTATCTCGATTTACTATCCCTGTACCTTCACACAAAATACAACCTTCCTCTCCCCCATAACACATAATACATTCTATTACACCTTTATTTTCATTACTCACTATATTTTCCTCCTATACAATAACTTTTCGTCCCTTTTCTCTCATTCTCTCTAACACAACAGCAGTCCTTATTTCCAATTCTCTAGCATCCTGTTCCTTTCTTCCTAAAATTTCTGTTAATTTATCATCTATACTATCTGCAATAGTCGGAATAAAAACCTCCACATTATCCCTTTGTCCTATTCTATGTAGCCGATCTATCGCTTGATTATTACTCGCATTGCTCCACCATCTATCCATCAGGAATACCTTATTTGCTCTAGTTAAGGTTATCCCCTCTCCCATCGCTTGTACAGTCCCTATACAAAACCTTATATCCCCGTTTTGGAAAGAGGAAACTACATCCCTTCTTTCCTCCGGTTTCTCTAATCCTGTTATTCGTCCCACTTTTCCGAATTTCCTCAAACTCCCCTCTATAAAAGAGACGTATTTTTCAAACGTCGTAAATATCACCAAAGGTTCATCTTGATCTAAGTCATCCTCTATAAAATCCATAAGAAAATCGGTTTTTGCAGAACCTATATTATTCCCCATTCCATCCAAAATTGCAGGTTCTAAACAAAGCTGGCGAAGTCTAATTAATGCAGCTAAAACATTAGTTGCATATAACTCTTCCCCATTCTCTAGCAGTACAAAAAGCTGATTTTCCATTTGTTCATAAATTTTTCTCTGACTATTATCCATTTCCAAAGGGATATGTCGGAATAGTTTATCGGGAAGATCTTTCAATACATCCTTTTTCTTCCTCTGTATCCCATACTCTTCAATTATTCCTAACAATCTACTCCTATTTTTTACTCCAAACCTAGAATACCCGTAACCCATAGTAAACTCATTCAGGAATTGAGTATAAACAGAAAATTTTCCAGGGGAAACTATAGAAAATCCTGTAAATAAATCTCCCGCACTATTGACAATAGGCGTTCCTGTAAGTAACAGAAACTTCTTTCCTTTTACTCCTCTAGCACCAAAAGCCTGTTTAGCATCAACAGTCCTAATTCTATGTGCTTCGTCCATAATAACTAAATCAGCATCCAAACTATTCAAAATCCCTAAATACCCCTGATTTCGGAGTGTCTCGAAATTAGTAATATAGAAACGAGGCGCATCCTCTTTTCTTGTCATGTTTTTCAAATTAAATCTTTTCCCTACCCAATCGTCCCACTTTTTATTCGCCGCCGTCAAAGTAACAGCGGAGTCCTCTTGAGTGAAGAGGCGAATCTGTCTTTGCCATTCAAAACGTAGGGCATTGGGACAAATGATAAGGACCGTAGAGGCACCCAAACGCTCAACTACACCTAAAGCTTCAATAGTCTTTCCAGTACCCATCTCATTGAAATTAAATGCGCCTCTTTTTTCCTGCAAAACTTCAATTAGATAATCTACATCCTCTTTCTGATAATCAAAAAGAGGAAGATTCCATCCCAAATCTCCAGAAACAGTCTCTAACTCCGAGGAGTCAGAAATATACAAAGACTTATGCACAAAACAATAAACATCATGCTCACCGATTGAGCGCCTACAGCCTTTATGCATACACACATAATATTTCTTTTGTGTGTCGTTATTAATTACCACTTTTCTGCTCCTACTTTTTTATTGTTACTTTCTTTTAGCTCTATTTATTACTTGTTCACTATATTTATTTTTCCACTCAAGCTCTATTTTAACTCTATTTTCTTCTAACTTTCTTCTTATCTCTTTCATTAACTCTATATACCTTATATATGTTTCATTTCTCATTTTTATTTTCTCCCCTTTTCTAACTAACTTTCACTCTCATTACTGTACTCAAAAAACCCTTGAATACAGTGTATGAAAATAAAAATCAAATAAAAATCCCTAATTTCTATTTTCAGCTAAACTCTTACATTTAACTGTTACACGTGCTTCTATTTCATCATATGAATGTTCAAAATGGGAATATAGCCTATATGACATTGAAGGCTCCTTTGCATCTTCTCCCCCTAGTATGTCTTTAAAGCTATTAAAAGTATAGATAACATCCACATTATCAAAACCCTCAAAAGTAATTCGTTCAACATCCTCACTATTATAAATAGCCATTTGAGACGATTCAATTCTACTGTTAAAATAAACTATACTAATTTTCATCTGAATACTCCTTAATTTTCAGGCTTTATCCTATTAACCCTTTTATGCACACTCGCAATTATTTTTTCGTATTCTTCTTTACTTATTTCTATCATTTCTTTTTCAACAGGAACAAAATTATCACTTTTTACCGGCGAACCAAATTTATAATTTCTATTTGTTCCAAGATATTCCTCTATAGTTATCCCCTTTTTTCGTGCTTCCTTACGTGCTTTCTGCATTAGCTTTTCGTATTCACTCTTGTCCATTTCAAAGCTTTCCTGCATTTCTTCACACTCCTATTGTACACCCTAGAACACTCATTCCGCTACGTCCAATTGTAGCGAAAGTGTGTAATCCTACACACACCTAGGTTCACCCAGGTACCTATCTATACCCTTTTTTATTTTACTACAAAAATCAAAACAACCCAAAAAGAACTATTCCAGATAAGTCTAACACACTAGACACCCAAAGTCAAGACCCTATACCAAATCTATACCTTACCCAAAAACAGAACAAAATAGAACACAAAGTATAGAACAAAATAGAACAATAAAACCAGGTATAGAAAACATGAAATAAAAGACACCCCTCACATATAGACTACACAAATACCCTTATAGAAAACCTTAATACCCAATTCCTCCGAAAAACCCTTGACACCCATAGAGCGTTGGAGTATAGTACATATAGAGGAAAGCGGCGGGACACAAAATCTAGCCCGACGCGAGAAAGAGGTACAGAGAATGACCCAGGAGAACAAGGGCAACGTCATGCAGATTTCGAAGGAAGAGTATGACGCCCTGATGAAGATTAAGGACGACAAGGCGACTCAGGCGAAGCGGAGTGAGGCGTATGCGAAGGCCAATGCTCGACTGCGCCAGAAGTATGAGCGTGAGTTTGAGGTTTTCAAGACTGAAGAGCTTGCAAAGGTAGGACTTGCTCCTCGATAAAAACTTCAAGCACAAGACTGAAAACTGAATAGATGAAAGAGAGGGACTGTCAGAAATGGCAGTCCTTTTCTTTTGTAAAAAATGAAAAGAAATTCCCACCCAAAAGTATTGACACCCAGAAAGAAAGAGAGTATAGTAAGAATGTAGAGAGAAACAGAACACAGAAAGGAAACGAAATGAGCAAGACATTTCTTGGAGAGTATGGCAAGGTCATGAAAGCAATTGAGAATGAGAACAAGAGGAAGGGAAACACAGACAAGCGATAGAGAACAGAACACACAGAAAGGAAAGTAAAATGGCAATCACACACAACGAAACGAACAGGATACAAAACGCAATCCTACAACTACAAGAAATGCGAAAAGGATTACAGATTCTAGAACAGTACGAATCAAAGAGGACAGTCATCAACCATCAAACAAGATTCATAGTAGAGTACCTGAACGAGCTAAGAAAAGACTATGATCTTCCTTTGTATCCCACATTTCCTAATAGAGAGGTATAGCAAAAGAGAAAATAACAAACAGAGAGAGGGTATAGATACCGGACATATGTTCTAGTGTCTATACCCTCCAAAAAATACAGGGTTGTAAGATAATCGGCCCGCTTGGTACCCCTAGGGGATTATAATTTATTATTTTTTCTTCAGGAAAGGGGTATAGACGGGCCGATTATTTTATATACAACACACA